TCATGAGACCTTAACCGGGCCGATCAAAATGGATATCTACGCATGGCCGCCAGACCGAAGAAGACGGGACATCGATAACATCCTCAAGGCTCTGCTTGATGCGATGGAGTTCGCCGAAATCTATCACAACGATTACCAGATCGAAAAGCTGAACATTGAACGTTACGAATCGAACGGTAAAGGAAATGTTCTTGTTGCCATTCAGGAGATTGAGGTCTAGAGATGCACTTTCATTCAAATCAGGTTGATGAAGCTGTCGGCCTGGTAAAAAAATTTCATTACAGCCATAGGGCGCCTGGATCTATCATGTTCGTTGGTTCGTTTCACTTGGATGGAGGCCTGTTTGGCGACTTCGGAGAATGTGTTGCCGCTGCGTTTTTCTCAATACCGCCAATCCGTTGGTCTGAAGATGTTGTTGAACTTTCAAGGCTTGTGCGTGTTGATAACTTGAAAGTTTCACTTTCAAGACTCATTTCATTATGCTGCAAGTGGTTAAAAGCAAATGGTTACGATCTTCTTATTTCTTTTGCAGATTCAACGCAGGGCCATCATGGAGGAATATATCAGGCCGCTTCATGGATGTATCACGGCAAAAGAAACAGGGCGATGGACGGATTGATTGTCGAAGGTGAATTTATTCCAGGAAGAACCTGTAACAGAATGTTTGGAACAAGAAGCCCTTCAAAGCTGAAAGATCAACATCCTGAATGGAAAATTGAACCACATTTCGACATCGGGAAACATCTTTACTGGAGGGCACTCAATAAAGATGGGAAACGTAAAGCCAGAAGGCTTGAATTGAAAAATGTTGCATACCCCAAACCAGATAGATTCATATGCAACTAAGGCAATACCAACTGGACGCCATAGACGCCATCTATGACCACCTGCGAACGGAAACGGATAACCCGTGCGTGGTGCTGCCAACCGGGGCAGGCAAATCACTCCTGCTCGCCCAGATATGCAAAGATGTAGTTACCAGGTGGTCTGGCAGAGTCATCATCCTGGCGCACGTGAAGGAACTCCTTGTCCAGTCTGCAACTCATATCGAGGCCATGTCGCCGGATCTCGAGGGCAAAGTTGGCGTTTATTCTGCCGGACTCAACAGGCGTGATACAGATACACCGATCCTTGTTGCCGGTATCCAATCTGTGTATAAACGTGCGTTCGAGCTTGGCGCTTTCAACCTCATAATCGTTGATGAGGCGCATATGATCCCGCCTGACGGGGAAGGACGATACCGCACGTTCCTGGAGTCTGCGATACAGGTTAACCCTCGAGCACGAGTGATCGGCCTGACAGCTACACCTTACCGGATGAAGTCCGGCTACATCTGCCAACCTGAAAACTTTCTCAACAAGATCTGTTTCGAAGTGGATATCAAGCCGCTCATTGATGATGGCTTCCTCTGCAAGCTGCGCAGCAAGGGCAGCGATGTCGAGGTCTCAACGGATGGCCTGCATAAGCGTGGTGGCGAGTTCATCGATGAGGAGGTTCAAACTCTGTTCGATACTCCTGACAAAGTTCAGGCGGCATGCAAGGAAGTAATCGAGCTCACCACTGATCGCAAGTCTGTTCTGATATTCGCCTCCGGTGTCGATCACGGTTGGCACATTCACGACGAGCTAATCAAACAGGGCGTCCCTGAATCAGATGTGGCTGCGGTGTTCGGTGATACGCCGCCATTCGAGCGACATAAAATGATCGAAAACTTCAAGGCAGGCGAACTCAAATATCTGGTCAACATGGGCGTACTTACGATGGGGTTTGATGCCCCGAACGTTGACTGCGTTGTCCTGTTGCGCTGCACTGCGTCACCTGGCCTCTATTACCAAATCGTTGGCCGTGGTTTTCGGGTCTGCGAAGGTAAAGATGACTGCCTCGTCTTAGACTTCGGAACCAATATCATTCGCCTTGGCCCGGTGGATTCGATACTGGTAACAGAATCAGGTAACGGCGTTGCACCTCTCAAAAAATGCCCTGAGTGTCAGGCAATCATTCCGCTCGGGTATCGGGTATGCCCGGAATGCGAGCATGTGTTCGAAGTCGAAGAAGAACCGGAACTGAAACACGATGCAAAGGCAAGCGATGAAGCGATCCTGTCCAACGCTGCGCCTAAATTCTTTGTTGAGTATTATGATGTTTTGAACGTTAGATATTCAGTGCACACGAAACGGAATGCTGACGAATCTGCACCGAAGACCCTCCGTGTTGATTACGAGACCGGTTACCATCAGGATCAATCTGAATGGGTGTGCATCGAGCATCGAGGCTACTCTGGCGAAAAGGCTCGTCTGTGGTGGTCGCAACGGTCGAGAGACCCGTTTCCAACTTCAGCAGCCATTGCAGTATGGGTTGCCGAACATGGTGGCGTCGCCCTAACAAAACGAATCAAGGTGAAAACACCTGTGGCCAGGGGGTTCTCTGAGATCCTAAGCCATTTCATTGAGGATAAACCTGAACCGGTTTCCAGGTGTCTGGATTGCAATGAACTCTATTTCGGAGACCTCACCGGGTTGCCTTTTTGTTCTTGTGGCTGTGACGACTGGACGCCCCGTGAGCTGTTTTTGGCTGAGCAGCAGCAACCAGCGCCGTTAAATATGGAGGAGGTTCCGTTTTGAAGTGGGCAGATATGACAGAAGAACAAAAGGAAAAGAAGCGGGAATATCAGCGGAAATACCATGCCAACACGACAGAAGAACAAAAGGAAAAGAAGCGGGAATATCAGCGGGAATATCAGCGGAAATATCAGGCAAACATGACAAAAGAACAAAAGGAAAAAAAGCGGGAATATCAGCGGGAATATCAGCGGAAATGCCGGGCCAACATGACAGAAGAACAAAAGGAAAAAGAACGAGAATGTCATCGGAAATGCCGGGCCAACAGGACAGAAGAACAAAAGGAAAAAGAACGAGAACGTCATCGGAAATGGATGATCAATAGGACAGAAAAACAAAAGGAAAAAGATTTGAAAAGTGGGAGGAAGTGGAAGGCGCAACGAAACTCTAATGAATTTACTTCGGCAGCAGCCGAAATTTTCCGTGTCTCTACCCAATTGGAGGAGCTATCCGATGACGAAAGAAATAACGATTGAATCCAGGATCAAGGCAATCGAGGTCAGCGAAGACACTTCGTGGTTACTGGCCAGGTTCGAAGAGAAGTTCACGCTCACTGTCGAGGCCGTGCGGGAGCTCGCAGCCATTGTGAAGCGATTGGATGAACTCGATGTCGAGCTCGAAATAAATCCAAAGATCCTTGCACACTTCAGGAAGGTTGCTTATGGTCAGGTAATCCCGGAACTGGTCGCAAACCTTCAAGGCTCGCCGGCACTACTTAACAGAGCCTCCATGCTCCCATTGCCCGACCAGCAACGTATCGCCAACGATGAACCGATCCAGCTTGCTCTCCTGAGTGGCGATCATCGTGCCGTTTCACCAAGCGAAATGACGCCTCGTGAACTGCGACAGGCGTTCAACAAGTCTGCCATCAGAACCAATTCAGAGCAGGTGGGCTGGCTGCGTGACGAACAGATCAAGACGCAAGCAAAAACAAGGGCGAAGCCGGCAATCGCTCTGGACGGCAAACGCAAAGGGATCGTTGTTGGTGACGTTTTCATCTCCACAAAAGACATGCTCGGATACCTGAACCAATTGAGCAAATGAAGAGAGCAGCAACTGAATACCTCGAGGCAGGCGTCTGCACGTTACCAGTCAATGGCAACGTGAAGCGTCCTGCAGTGTCCTGGAAGCAATACCAGGCACGACTGCCAACGCCGGACGAATCTAGCGACTGGTGGCCAAAGTTCCCGAGGCTCTGTGTCATCTGTGGCGCAGTATCTGGCAACATGGAGGCTATCGATTTCGATGCTGCGGGTGCTCTGTATGATGCATGGCGAGGCAACGTCAAAAGGCTTCTTGGGCCGGATTTCAAGCCAAATTTCTTCATCGAAAAAACGCCATCCGGTGGCGTCCACGCCGTCTATCGTTGCGAGGAACCTGTGGATGGTAGCCTGAAACTCGCTTCTATCAGGAAAGAGGACGGCAGCCTGGAATGTGCAATAGAGACCAGGGGCGAGGGTGGCCTGATAGTCTGTGCGCCATCGGAAGGCTATGAAGCCATGCAGGGTTCGCTGGCTGCGCTGCCAGTGATTACAAAGGATCAGCGGGATACCTTGATACATTGCGCTCGGGAATTGCACCAGGGGCAAACAGCGGACAAATACGATACCAGTCGCCATGTCTGCGCGTCCCTGGATGGCTTTGACGGTGACAGACCTGGCGATATCTATAACCGTGAGGGCGACTTTCAATCTGTTCTGTCATCGCACGGATGGCGGCCAATCAAGCAGGTTGGTCAAAACGAACACTGGTGCAGGCCGGGCAAGGATGGCAGCGAAACATCTGCAACGGTCAAGGATCGTCTATTCTACATCTTCAGCACGAACGCAGACCCGTTCGAGGCTGGCAAGGCATATCTCCCATTCCAGATCCTTACGTTTCTGAGTTTCAAAGGCGATTTCGAAAAAGCGGCAGCCAGTCTTGATACAGCCAGCAGCCGTGTTGAAGTTGATATTGACCTCGAGGAATACCTGGCCAATTTTGCGGGACAGAAGACCCCGGATATTCCAGGGACGCCAGTAGAACTGCTGCGATGCCCTGGGTTTATCTCTGAGCACATCGATCAGACCCTGAAGACAGCTCCATACCCAAATCCGGTGATGGCCTTTTGTGGTGCTATCACGATGCAGGGTGTGATGTGTGGCCGCAAGGTCAGAGACTCTGGCGACAATCGAACGAACCTCTATATCTGTGGCCTCGCTGAATCTGCGTCTGGCAAGGATTGGCCTCGGAAGATGAATAAAGCATTGGCATACGAGGCTGATTGTGGCCATCTGCTTGGCGACTGGATTGGTAGCGGTGAGGGGATGCAGGACGCTCTATACCGGTCGCCAGCTACGCTCTGGCAGATTGATGAATTCGATTATTTGCTCCAAGGCTTTTCTGCCGGTGAGTCACGATGGCAGACTACCGTTTCCTTCCTCATGACATTCTATTCTCAGGCGTCTGCAAGCGTAAAACTACGTGACCTCGCACAGCAGGATCCTCGTTACGTCCATCAACCGTGTGCGTGCATATTCGGCACTGCCATTCCTCGCCACTATTACGAATCACTGGGTTCGAACATGCTCACATCAGGATTCTTTGCCAGGCTCATAATCGTTGAGTCGGGTAGACGGGCACGATTCCAGGAACCGTCACTATGTGAGCCAACGGAACGCATGGTCGCAACGGCGAAACATTGGAAGGATTACGGGGTCAATAACCTGGTGGCCACAGAGTTTCCGCAGCCGGATACGGCGGAACATACTCAGAAAGCAAAAGCCAGGCTCTTCGAGGTCTCCGAATATGCAGATGATGAGTATGCGAAATGCGAAGATATTCAAGATTCTGTAGGTATGGCGGTCTGGGGGCGTTGTTCTGAGAACATCCGAAAGCTTGCTCTCATCTATGCCTGTTCAGA